ATCCATCAGGGGACGCGCCAAGCCAGTCATGCTCAGGATGGACAAAAAAGCCGCACTCATGGACGGCATTGCCTGTTTTGTTGGTGTAAGCTAATTGTGCAATGGGTTCATTAAGCGAGCCGTACTCTGTTGCAATGTTGCCCGTAAATTCAGATTCTACGTTGTGATAATCACGCACCATTCTACGCAAGGCTTGCTCAGGACTCATAAAAGGATTAAGGCCAAGTATCGCACCTGATATAGAGCCAGTTACGCGGCCTTTGCGCTGTTCGTGCCATTCTGTGCTACGTTGTGCGGCTATTATTGTGGGTAAGTTTGACATTGTCATGCTCCTATGCGCCCACATTGTAGGCGCGTTTAAGGGTTGGTGTGTTATAAGGAATGTATAAAATATTCCTTTTAGAACGGCAGAAAATCATAGTCTGGACAGTCGTTTTTTTCATAAACAACATCTCTAGGGATGCAGCCATGCTTAATACACTCATTCTTTTTCTTGTTAAAGTTTGAGCATTCAATACAACGATTTTTTAACGACTGCTCTAGCTCTGCAAGCTGTTTTTTAATCGATTCATACTCGGCTTGATGGTTCATGCTTTGCTCCAGTACCGTTTTTTAACTTCGGTATATTTTGAGGGCAGTATATCGATGGCTGTTATTTTGTTTTGTGGTCTGACAAATGATTGATTGCTAAAATTAACAAAATCATTTGTTTTTTCATAACAAGAAAATGCGTTTTCATCAGAGCAAAACATTCTTCTGTAAATGCCCTTAGTCTTGCTTAATCCAAACTCACTATGCTCAGGCGTTAGCCACTCATAATACTCTGCCATGCCGCAATGATAAGTCACCTTAATACTATCGGGCTTGCCTATTTTTTTGTGTATCTTAAAGCTAACGCGGTCAACATCTACACGTTGTACCTTGCGCTGGTCTGATAATACCGCACCATCAAATGCGTTTAGCTCAAGGTTGCCTTCGGGGTCACGCTCAAAGATATGGCCGCACTCTGGACACTCACGGACTGCGGCATGAAGTATGGTTTTACAAGACGGGCATTGTTTGGACGGTGCTTCGCCTTCGCCTTCGCCTTTTGCCTTAACTGTCACATCGTCAATACAGCCATGCCGTAGCACGTTGCCACCATAATCAAGCAATAGCGCGTTCTTTTTGTTTGGGTACAATCTCATCACGCGCCCGACAATTTGCACATAAAGCGCGGTTGACTCGGTGGCGCGAATTAACACGCACATATCAGCAATGGGAAAGTTTGACCCTGTCGTTAAGATGTTGACATTAACAAGACATTTTAGGCGGCCATGTGTAAAGTCATCTAAAATGTAATCATTGTCGCTTTGTGAATGATAGCAAGCCGCGTTAATATCATGCTCTGTTATCAACTCTTGAGTGACTTGTTCAGCGTGTTCAATTGACACACAAAAAATAAGCCATGCCTTGCGGTCTGCACCTTTTTTAACAATATCAGCGACAATTTCTGTCGTTTTACTCATATATAACGATTCGAGCGCACTGTCTAAAAACTCTCCACCTTTGTGTTTAACCTTGCTTACATCAACTTTAACACCTCCACCATTCGACACGACAGGGCATAAATAGCCGCGTTTGATGAGCAATTTAACATCAATTTTATACACGACGCTTTCAAAAATAGGTGTTTCCCATTGGGTTAAATAACCACTATCTAAGCGGTATGGGGTAGCGGTCAATCCTAAAATCTTTAACTCAGGATTAACTTCTTTTAGGTTACTAATAAGTTTATGGTATTGCCCTGCGGTATCAGGTGCAACAAGATGACATTCATCAATAATGATTATTTCATAGTGTTGAATGGTGGCATTGGCGATACTTTGGATTCCTGCAAAAATAATCTGTGCGTCCTGTGTTTTTTGGTTTAACCCTGCACTGTAAAATCCTGTATTGGCTGTTGGTAGCAGGTTTTTTAATTCAGCCTCGTTTTGTTCTAATAGTTTTTTACGGTGCGTGACAACTAAAACGCGCACGTTATGGGTGATTGAGTCATGGCAGATTTTGCCAATGATTAGGCTTTTACCTGCACCGCATGGGGCTTCAATAATGCAGCTTGTGCCGTTCTGCCAGTACGCATAAGCACTTTCTACCGCGTCCTGTTGATAGTCTCTCAATGTAATCATGTCGGTTTCTCGGTTGTGCGGTACACAATGACCGCACTTTAGGGGTGTTTATTTTTGGCTTGGCAAGTGCTTTGCAAACTCTGACCATAAAAGTGGCATCTGAGCAGCCATGTCATAACGATTTTTAGCAATGTATGCAGGGCTTGCACTTAGGTTTAGAATGCGCTCGCCTGTGCTTATAGCCCTGTTTCTATCATCATTAAAGCCTTTGCCTTCGGTAACTTTGATAATCTTTTTAAGGCTTGCATAACCAATAACGTCTGCAAACTCACGGCATAAAGCGGCGGCCTTTTTGTGTAGTTTTAAGTCGTGTTGGTCAAAGGTTAGATGTTCTGGGTCTTCTACTTTGTTGACTTGGCTATGTGCCGTCATAATGACAATCATTCCTTTATCACGGCACTTGTTTAATTCATCAAAAAAATAAGACCAAAAAACCAACGCTTCATTGTAGCCGCGTCCGTAGCCTATCTTTTCAATTGAGCTGACTTTGTTGTCAGTACATACCTGTTTCCAGATTAACGACTCTAACCAGTCCAGACTGTCAATAACCACTGTTTTGAAGTCGTGGTCCTCGTTGGCCAAACTATCTAACGCTTTCATCACATCAAGATAAGATTCAGCAAGGGGAAAACATGGCACATCAATTTCACCCAAGCCGTCTTCTGTTTGAATAACGATAGGATTGGGTGCAGATGTGGAAAAGGTTGTTTTACCTAAACCTGATTCACCGTAAATAATAACGCGCTCTGTTTTGGCTTTGTTGCGCGTTACTTTTGATAAAAAACTCATAGCATTGCTCCTAATTTAAAAAGCCGCCACAAGGACGGCTAGAATGTTATTATTTTTGCCAAGGTTTTTTAGCAGGTGCGGATGGCGTAGCAGGTGTGGCCTTCGGTGTCGGTGTAAACGGTGTATCGTTGCCTTCAACGCCTTTATAACCTGCAATGTCATTGCTTGCGTCATACTCGCCTTGTGCTGGACGTACTTTAACTTTAATCATTAAAGGCTTATCGTGTAATTCTTCGCTTGATTGCGGTGACATTACACCAACGGCGCGGCAGATAGCGGCCAAGTCTTTACGCGCAATATCGACAGCCTTGTCATTAGCGTTTTTCAAGTTAAGACGAGCAAAGACTAAGCGGTTTTCATACTGACCTTCAATCACCTGCAAAGTTAAAGAAAGGTACTCACCGTAACCATCACGGGTGGCTTTCATTTCGGACGATGAAATAATGGCTTGATACCAACCTGCTGGGATTGGGTCAAATGATGAAGAGGGTTCTACTTCTTCAGCGTTGAAGTTATAGGCTGATAAATTACTCATAATATACTCACTGTTTCGTTGGTTTAAGATTCACTGTTTCGTTGGTTTCTAACGTCTCAGTGATTGACATATTAGTCATAAAGTTTTATTGTGTCAATCATCAATCAGCAAAAAGGTGAAAAAATGTTAACTATCGAACAAATTAAAAAACTGCTAGAAGATAGGCATTTGTCTGTTGTTGCTAAAAAAGCAGGAATAGGCGAGGCTACTATATTTCGATTAGCTAAGGGTAAAAACGTGGCTTATCCGACTGTAAAAAAACTTAGCGACTATTTAGAAGGACAATTAGAAAATGCAAAACAATAAAGAAGCAGCGATAAGTTATGACGCGCATGGTTTTAAATTGTGCTTAGTTAAAGGTAAAAGACCATTTCAAGATAAGTGGGAACAAAACCCTATTACTGATTTAAACCTGTTTGACCACAACGGCATCGGTTTAATTCATGGCTTGAGCGGTACTTGTACGCTAGATATTGACAACATCGAGCATACACAGATTGCACTTGATGCAGTGGGTTTAAACCTAGCTGAGCTGATGCGTGATGGTGTGCGTATTGAATCGGGGCGTTTGAATCGTTCTAAATTGATTTATAAAGCACCTGTCGGCATAGAATTAAAACGCCATGCGCTTAATTGGCCTAGTGAATTAAACACTAAAGAGTCAGACGTTATTTTCGAGTTGCGCGGTGGTTTAACTCAGGATGTATTGCCGCCTTCTATCCATCCCGATACCAACAAGCCTTATGTGTGGGTGGGTGACTGGTCAAACATACCAGAGTTACCGCCCGAATTATTGAATATATGGACGCAATGGGATATTGCAAAAGACGTGTTAAAAAGCGCGTGTCCGTGGCACGTTGAAAAAGAAGACTACAAGGCACAATCCGCACCTTTGCGCGTGTTTAGTAGCGATAATGACGTGATAGGCACATTCAACAATAAAATGCCATTAGTGAGCATTTTGAGCAATTACGGTTATAAACGTATCACTAAAACACGGATGCTTAGTCCGCACTCTAAGTCAAAGTTGGCAGGGTGCATAT